GCGCGTGAAATAGCCATTTTTTAGAACTCCTTAGAGGATAATACTGCCGGTCGAACCGGGCCAGTAATACTCGTGACCGCCGCCCCAAGACATAAACGTGCCTTCGCCAGCGTAGATGTTTCCGGGCATGTTCCACTTGACGATCAGTTCCACAAAGCCCGCCGAAGTGGCAGTCTCAGGAACCACATCGACAACGCGGACCGGCATGACATTTTGCTGGACAATATACAGCGGGTTGTACACATCTGCCACGCCGTACGCGCTGTTGCCGGTATTGGTGTCGCCGGGGTTGACGGCAACCAGAAGATTGCGGCCAACATAGTACGGATTCGCGTACGCCGGAGTCGTGCCAGCGGCGTTGAACGGATCGTCGTAGTAGTTCGGTACGTTGGTCACAAACACAACTTTGAACAGCGCATCGGGGTCATCCACCACATAAGCTTGGATGTCGTTCGCAAGCGTACCAGCGGGGTAGTATTGCGAGAACGTCTTCTGCTTGGTAGCCGGGTTTGTATACGAACAACCCATGAACACACCGATGGTATACGGCACATTATCTTGCGCCGCATCGCCGCCAAACCACGAGCGGTCTTGAACAACAATCGTGCCGTCAATAGGCAGAATGCTGTTGCTGTTGCGAAGGATTTTGACCGGATCGCCGTAGAAAATGTTGGTGTTGTACCCGCTGGCGATCTTGAACATGCGGGTGCTACCAGCGTACGGTTGACCACCAATTAGATTGATGGGCTTGAAACCATACGGCTTAGTTACCTGAGGGTAAGCCATTGTTAGCTCCAGAATTAAGTACCGTTACCAAACGTCACCTTAGACCGCCGCTGATTGAACATCGGCATCCGAGGGTCGCTCTCACGCATTAGGTTGTTATCTACAGCTTGCATCTGATTCCCGGCTTGCTGCTTATAGAAAGCATTCCGTTCCTCAACGATTTCGCTGGGCATTTTACAAAGCATGAGGCCCCCGATAATGATGTTGTCTTTGAACTTGTCGTTCTCAGCGTACATCGTATGCATCTCGGGATGGTCAGACGCTTTGACGGGTTCCCACCCTTCATTCAGTTTTTCGGAAACGTTGCGAGGATCCGCCTCGCCCATCATGGACACTCGTACCCAGTGATAGTCATACCCCGGCTCTTTTTTGGGCACAGGTAAGACAGAAGGCCGACGCCAAGATTTGGTGCGGGCTTTCTTCTCACGGGTTCCAAGTTCACGGTCGATTCGGTTCTCAGCCATTTTGTTTCCTCATATCTTCAGCAACCTGACGGGCGTATTGTTCGGGAGTGAGCCCGAGTCTCTTCGCAAGTGCTACTGCCGACGCGGTGAGTACGATCTTTTTAGGAGCGGTACTGCGTGATGCGGGGGCAACAACATTGCTACGGCGCGGCTTTGCAGCCGGTTTTTGGTCCTCTTCCTCAAAGTCCTCATCGAACTTATCTGGGAAGAGTTGTCGCATACGCCGGTTAATCCGGTCGTAGTAATCGTCGCTCCGAGGATCGACGCCTTCTTTAACAAGCCTTTGGTGCAGCCCCAGAGCTAGGCTTGTCATTTCATCGTCTTGACCGAACCACTGATTATCCTGCTGCCATCTCAGTGCGCGATCATCAACGGTGGCTTCTGGAGCGGATGGTTGAGTTTTTACATTATTTTCTTGCTGTTGTAAAGCAGGTGGTTTGATATTAGCAACACGTTCCATCCGGGCAGCGGCAGTTGCCAGCGCAGCCTGAGCAGCGGCTACCTTCTCAGAGTCACCTTCTTCGTGCGCCCGCTTGGCGGATGCCTGAGCGGCTTCAAACTCAGATTTGGTCTTAGCCTTAGCTTGTTCGAGCAGCAGCTCTTGGTTTTTGTTGACCGACTCTTTGAGCTGATTGTTTTCTTCGATAAGCTTTTGAGCCAACCGAACCGCCTCTTCACGCTCACGCTGCGCGGCTTCCGCCTTACGTCGCTCGTCGTGGTAGCCCTTGGTGAACTGCTTGATCCGCTTCTGAACCTTGTCTGAATACTCAGACAGCTCATCGTCCGTTACCTCTTCCGGGGGTGCAGAGGGCTTGCGGTTGCGGTCTTTGACAGGGGTATCGTCCATGACCTCGACCTGAATATCCTCAGTCTCGGCTTTATTGACTTTGGAAAAATCAGGACGATCCGGCTTAGACGTGATGTTGGTCACGTTCTCGGCGATATTGACTTCGATTTCCTTATCGACCTTATCGGGGTCCGGAAATTCAAATTCTACTTTCTGGATAGGCATGTTATTCCTTATGCAAGGCGTTTAATTTCGCCTGTAGCTCGTCGTTTCTCTTACGAAGATGAATGATGTACTCGTGCTGCCCTTGTTCCCGCTGGCGCGACGTTTGGATCAGCTGTTCCATCTTTGCGCTAAGGGCGTTCAATTGATCCCGCATGCGACTCATCTCGTACCAATCGAAATCACTTGTGACTCCAAAAGAGATGTGCTCCATAGCTATGCTCTCGTAATACCACGGGGGTCTTTGACTACGGCTTCGATTGAATCGTCGTTCAGGAATCGATATTCCACGCCTTCGATCTTGAATCGAGTGCCGCTATTGGCCCGGAACAACACGTAGTCACCTACAGCACACCACGGTCCCGTCGGGTACCGATCTGGGTCTTTGTAAGCTTGCTCGCCCATGTCGAGCACCAGCCCCACCATCGACAGGATGTGCTCCTGATGGATTGTGGTCTCAGCTTTAAGTAGTCCAGAATCGTATGCTTTCTCAACAGTCGGCAACGCAATAAGAAGTTTATAGCCAACCGGTTTCGGCAGTTGGGCATCAAGCTCTTCTTCCGTCATCGGGGCTTGAGTGGGTTCAGTCATCGTCATCATCCAAGAAGTTTTGAGCAAGGTCAGTTACTTCACGCAGTGCGATCTCTAGACCTCGAATCAAGCCGCACAGTTCTCGGTACTTAGCGTAGTCCGCTGCGGACCCACCACTAAGCACGTCGATTGCAGAAGAGCGGTGCTCTTCGATTTTTTCTTTCAGCACGTCAAAGACGGTTTTAGCCATGAGTTATCTCTTAAGACTTTTTACCGGGCTTACTAGGGGCTGGCTTGTTAGCAGCTGCTAACGTCTTCAGCACGTCGATCTGGGTGCGCTGCCCTGCTTGCCGCTCTTGAGACTGCACACGAGCGGTTTCTTTCTGCATCTCAACTGCAACCTTCTGCGCTTCCAGCTGCAACTTAGCCTTGGCAAGCTCGGCGTCTGCCATGTCTTTCTGGACCTTGCGCTGGACCTCAGACTGCTTGACCTGAACTTCCGCTTGCTGGAGCTGCACGATCGGGTCTTGCGCAACCTGCTGAGCTTGCTGCTGCGCGGCCTGTTGCTGGTGAGACTGGGTAAGTTGTTTACCTGCCTCAGCCATAAGCTGTGAAAGCTGTACTTCCAGCTCCTCAGGCATGGGGGCATCAGGCGGGGGCAACGGCGCGCCCAACCGCTCCTCGATCTGCTTACGGTACGTAAATCCAAGGTGCTCAGCGATGTGGGCTTGAAGTGCAGCCATGATCTGCTGCGCCATCGGGTTCTGCCCAATAGACTGCATGATCATCGGGTCCTGCATGAAGCTCATATGCACGGCGATGTGCGAGTCGTGGTCCTGATAGATAAACGCCTTGAGGGGCTTGCCCGTGAGCGCACCCATGTTCTCGCTGATCGGATCCCGGGGCTTCTGGTCCTCAGCCATAGGCACAATCTTGTCTGCGTGCTTGAGACCCAACACCTCCAGCATCTGCCGGTGCAGGTATGGCAGGTCATAGATCTGCGGCGCGGACTGCGCCATCTGGAACGCCGCTTGGAACTGCACGATCCGCTGAGCCATCGTCGTGCTGTTTGGGTCGCTGACCGGAATTACTTCAACAACCGCGTAGTCCTCAGACCGCGCCCGACGGTCAGACCCTTCCGGCAGGTAGTCGTAGTCCTCATCCGCGTACTCGGCAATGATCGCCTTTAGGAGCTTGAACTCCTGCTTCATCGCAAAGTGCACCCGCGCTTGGACCGCAGCCATCGGCTTGAGAGTCCGCTCAAGAAGTGCCAGCGTGGTACCGACCGGTGCTTGCGCACTCATGTCGGAGATGTTCATATCGCTGATCGCAGCAAGCCTGCGGCCTTCTTGCGTGATCTTCTCAAGGAGCGCAGCCAAGACTTGGCTTGGCTCTTTATATGGCAGCGCCATGATGTTGTCTTTGACGGTGCCGCTTGGCACCTCAACATCTCGCCATTCGCCCGGTGCGATTGGGGTGTCATCCCCCTTGATACGCAGCCCTCGGGTCTTCAGACCCCCCGGCAGGTTAGACAGCGTGCCCGAATCGACCAACTGTCGAATAATTGATGTACCTGCGATAGCATATCCACCGACCACGTGGATGAGACCCAGCCCATAAAACCCAAACCCGGGGATGTAGATGTAATGGACAAAGTGCTGCCGTTTAAGCGTAAGCCTGTCGTCGGGGTTCCAGTTTCTACGCACCGCCAAGACTTGGGTTGTGCCTTTGTCGATGGTGATGACATACGGTTTAGCAAGCCCGTCCTCGTCGTCGATCCCGGGGATGACACACTCAACGTGAATCTCATAGAGCGCGTACCGGTTGTCGTTAGTGAGTGTGTACCCACCTTCTTCGGCTTTCTTTTTCTCGATGTCTGTGAAGAACGCAACCGGCTCACCCAGCTCAAGGTCGCGGTAGAACCCCTCAGACATGAGGCGGTTCATTTCATTCTTAGTCTTACGCATGATGTGCGTAACCCGCTCGGCGTTCTCGATGTGGGACTCGCCGTAGGGCACAATAACATCTTCAGCGTTAACGTAAATAGAGACTTGCCGTCCAAGCCGGGGGTCGTAATAGACTTTCTTGAACGAAGAGCCCGCAAGACCCAGCGCGTATAGCATCCGCTCATGCTCTGATCGGTATTCGACCATGCGCTCGGTGAGCTGGTAGTTCATATCAGCCCGTACCCGTTCTGCGGCTTCTTCTTTGAAGCGGTCGATGACACCAATGATCTTAGTCTTGACCGGGCCCGCAGCAGGGAACGTCTCGCTCATGGCTTCTGCTTGGAACCGAATAACTGCCTCGGCTAGCAGCGTCGAGAACACCCCGCAAGCGTCTTCCCACGGGTCAGTGCGTTCTTCGTACTTGAAGCCCAGCACCTCAAGACCCTTCACGTACATGTCCGCCCAGTCTTTACGGGCGGTGATGTCTGCATCCACTAAC